ACCCGGCACCCATACGGTATTCTGCAGGGTGACGTTGACCGTTACCGGGGTTGGTCCGAGCACTCGAACACCACCGTCCGCAAGCCCGGCAGGTGTCTTCGTGTCGATAAAAGCCTGACATTCGTCAATCAAAGCCTGATCAGGGATGCCATTCACACCGGCAATGACAATGTCAACGGTTCCGTTCCCGCGGTTAAGGGGAATCACAAGCGCTGATACAACACCGGTCACGCTTTCGGCCCAAGCTTTGTAATCGTCTGCCGTTCCGCCTTTCCCAGGATTTCGTTTTCGGTCTAGGATACGCTGCCTGTAAGCCTCGTTGTCTTCCTTGTCTGTTCCTGCCTGGACAACGATAGAGTCGGAGACAAAGTCAAACCCAGCCTGCGCCACCAGATTGATCGCCCCAGGAGGAACATTGCCGATCTCGCCATCTTCTGTACACTCCACCAGCACACCGGAAACGGTTGTCCCGCCGGCGGGAATCTTTTTGCCCTGGCCAGGCTTCACCCGAAACTGAACTGGCAGTTCGCTGCCGATCGGTGTTGTTGTCACCAAAAAGTTGTCTGGAACCGCCCAGTCAGTAGGTACAGGCGAGCTTTTCCCGAGAGTAACGGAGTGAACGGATTTCGTGGACAGTTTTCGTTTGACGTCGTACTCTTCGCCGATTTCATCAAGCTTTTCGTCTACTGCTGTCACCGCTGTTAGCTGGTCGTATACGAACTTGAGAAGGACAACGAGGAGATAAATGGCCTCGCGCAGCCCGAGCACAAGGTGTTTAACCACCCACTGATTGGAAAGGTCATTGATTGTTTTTCCGGGTCCGACCAGGTTTTCAACTAGGATTTGGGTGAGCTCATCCTTCGTTGGCCAATTAACCACTCGCTCCACCTCCTAATGGGAAGGTGGCTTCGATCGATTCATCAAATTCGCGTACCTTGAATTTGGCGTACAGCGTCTTTGCTTGCTTTCCCCCTACTGTGGTCAACAACAGCTGGCAATCTATGACCTCTTCGATCCATCCAGGACCGTTTTCTGTACCCACGAGTAGAAGAGCTTCCCGGGTGATTGATTCGGCTGTTTTCTTGTTGTCTGGCGTGTACGGTTTGGCGAGAACTTCACTCAGGGTCGTGCCATAGTTGGAAAAAAACTCGCTCTCACCCAAGGCGGTGAGCAATCGGAGATATGCTTGTTGCTTCACGTTTTCAAGGCCGCTAACCGTAGCGAGAGTATCGCCCGTCCACATGATTTCTCCATCGATGATGAGTAAGTCTGTGCCGTAGCTCATTGCTCTGCAACCTCCCCTTGATCAATCAGGCCAAGCACGACATACTGACCAGATCCGTTTGTACCTTGAACTTGAGCCACCAAAACCTCTTGGCCGCTCTTATAGGGGAACCGTGGCTCATAGATACCGGTACCCGACTCGATCGGATAAAAGGTGTCCTTTAGACAGCGACACCATCCCGTCTCATTCCCCCATGGCTCCAACTCTACTTTCACAAGCCGCTCGTCTGGATCAACGCTAACGATTTTCCCAAAAATTAAAGGGGACGTTGGCAGCATCCCCTCAATCTGTTTTCTATTGTGGTAAGGAATCAACCAAACCGCCCTCCTTCCTCCAGAGGAAGATTGGTAAAGGTGACTTCTGCCTTCAAACCTTCATCCCGGTTACCGGTCACGACGATTTTCGATACGAAATAGACTTGGGACAAACCTTTACCCACGCCATACAAGACAATTCGTCGGTCAGTTGCAAGCTCGGGAAAGTAGTCGGTTGTGAACGAGCCATATACCTGCTGCCGGGACAGCTCTTTCAGAATGTTTCGTGCACGCCGCTGCGCTTCATCACGGGTAATGCCGGGGTAGTAGTAACGCTGGATGTACTTGTGGCCGGTAGAAGATCCAGTGAAGGACGCTCTCTCGACGATGCGCTGTCCTTTCTTCTGACCACTTCCGCGCTTTTTTACGCCGCCAGGAATATATGAGATCACCTCAACAATAAGGTTTCTGGCTGCGTTCGGAGCCCGTTCGATCCAAAAACCGCTCTCGATGTTATGCCCCCAGGTGAAGGGCAAGGGGTCTTTGTTGTAGTTGGGCAGCATCTCTCGCGGCCCATAAAACCACTCAATGCCCCGTACCCGTGTTGTAAAACCGTCGTTCTGAGCAAGGTACAACGCAGCATCCCAGTGTGAAACTTCGCGATTGATATTGGCATGATCATCCTTGACATATTCTCCAACAGGGTCTTTGGTCTCTACGGGTACCACCGGAGTTAGTCCATGAGTGGCCGCGATTTGTTTGAACGCCGCTGTACTCGTCAGGTTCTGCCACTTGAGCGTTTCTTTGAAGTCGAAGGCTCGGGCAGCATATGAACGACCGTGAATCGTTACCACTTCACCTTCATTTGCATCAAAATTCCATGTGGGGTAATCCATGTCGCCCTCGATCAGCAACTCGGGTTTTCCTTCTCCCTCAAAGCCAGCCTCGATTCGAATTTTCGCCGAACCGAAAACCAAGTCAGCCGACTTGGAACTGCCGCTGTAAAGTAACGGGTCGGAGGGTGTGTCGGTTACTTCCCATGGGAGTTGTACCTCGTAGGAGTCAACGGCGCCCAGTCCATTTAGCTCTACCTGAAAGGAGATCCAGTCTTTCACCGGCTTGCCATTTATCGTGATATTAACAACCGGTTTGCCGTAAGGACGGAAAGATCCTGGTTTATTCACTTTGTCAAACATATAGAACCGCTCCTACAGGTGGGGTTTGAGGGTTATTTCCAAGAGCCGTTCGATTCCGCGGATCTTTGAGGATCTCTTCCCACTTGTTTGGGTCTCCTTTTGTGCGTGCGGCAATCTTGGGCAACGTATCGCCAGTCTGAACAATGTAGGTCTTGGCCGCCTGCGGTGTTGCGGAATTTGACTTGGCAATGGCCTGGGCTGCACGGTCGACAGGGTCAACTGGTCCTTTCCCACTCGAACTTGACTCCAACACTCGTTCCAGAGTGATCGTAAACGGGATGCGCCGTTCTGATTTTATGTCCGGGTAAAACTCCTTGATCACGACTGGGAAGCTAAGCAGGTCCGTGGTGAACTGTACAGGTTTTCCGGCCGTCCGCATATTCCCGATCTTGAGCATGCGTTGGTAGGCGTCCTGGCCAATAAAAAAACCGCTCCAGGCAATCGGGCGGTAGTCGGCTCCCATGAACTGTATGGATCGGTTACCACCGGGAAACTTCCGGATGGCGAAGAAGGTTTCGCCGCCAATAGTAGCCACACCAGGCTTTTCAAAGTCGCGCAGTTCAAAACCGCCAAGCGTAACACGCATCAGCCGATCCCTCCTCCGACAGTGCCGATGGTGAGGTTGCCTCGTTTGGCCATTCTCGCCAATTCTGCGATAGCTTCTTTGGCAACACGTTTGGCCAAAGCGTCAGCATCTTCTCCAGGTTGCTGGTGTACTTCACCGATCAGCGGTCCCTGAATGATGATGGAGCCAGCAGCACGAGGAGATGGCCCGGAAACGGAAACGCCTGGTTTTCCATTGGAGCCCACTTGCAATAACATCGCATCCGCCGTTAACGCTGCGGCTGACTTCACCAGATGAAGATTGTTCAACATGCCGCCCGCGATAGACTTCATGAGATTTCCACCCCACAAGTGGTTGGTTCGCAGAGGCCCCTCTTTTGTCGGCGAGGCGATCCCCAACCAGTCTTTGATCGTTTGGGCAGCCGACTTCAACGCTTCCGGGATAGCGCTGAGTTTGTTTTTGATTCCATTGACAAACGAGTCAATAAGGTTTGTTCCCCAGGTTTTGGCCTTCTCAGGTAGTTCCTTGAACCATGTGAATAGGTCGCTCAACCCTTGTATTGTGCTGTTCCAGATACGGATTGCTGTTTCTTTGGTCCAGTTCCACACGGCTGTGAGCTTATCCCTAAACCCAAGGAAATTCGTGTTCCAAGCGATGATTGCGCCAGCAATTAAGGCTGTGACACCAGCAATAATCCATCCTACAGGCCCGAGTCCAATCATCCACGCCAGTGCCATTCTGGCGCCCATCCAAAGAGCTTGCCCAGCTAACCACGCAAACCGTCCTCCAAGTCGAGCAATCCATGCAATAACTTGACCGATAGGTGCGATGTTGCCCCAAAGAACTCGCCCGAAGAATGCTCCGTACCGCCCGAGGATGGGCATGATGCCCATAACGCTACGACCAACCCACATAAATGCTTGGCCGATTCGTAGGATGCCCGATACTCCGGGTATTCTCTGTAACAGAGCAACGGTTCTGCCCAATAGCCCGCCAAACATCCTGAGTTCTACTTCGCCGCGAACAAAAGCCGCGAACCAACGAACAGGACCAGCCAATGCACTGAGGGAACGCATCATCGTGCCAAGTCTAGCAACACCGGCCACGGTCTTATCCAGAATCGCTCCACCAAGCAGCAGTCCGCCAAACATGCCAATCCCTTTCATCCACCCGGGCATCTCCCATTTGAGTTCTTCCTTCGATTGGTGGGAAAATCCGAAGAATGCTTCGATTTTTGCTTTGTTGGTACTTATCCAGCTCTCTAAGCGTTGGAATTGTTCAATCGTGCCATCTGTAACAGATCGGATCACGGGAGCAACATTGTTTTGGAACCAATCAACTGCCGGAGAAACGGATTTTTTCAAACCGTCCCACACTGCTTTCGCGTAGGGACCAATTTGATCCCAGTTTTTATAGATCAGGTAGGCCGCGCCAGCGATACCGGCAATTCCAAGTGTCACACCTGCCGATACTCCCAGAACTGTTCGCAAGCCAATCTGTGCCGCTCCCAATGCTGTCCTTAAAGCACCAAAGGCAGCCACACCAACAAGGATTGCACCAGAAACTGCAATGAACGCGCTCGCTCCCCCAGCGACTGCAAACATAAACTTGCTGACTTGTGGGTGTTGTTCAAAATATTTGGTAAGACCAGCAATTGTGTTTGTTAACCCTTTGAAAAAGGTCGTTGCTGGTTGAAGTAACGGTGTTCCGATGGTAGTCAGAAATGTGTCCCATGCTTCTTTAGAAGTATCCAGCACTTGATTAAAGTTCTCCATTTGGAGAGCAACCTGCTCGTTTAGACCGAGTTGCCGCTCGAAGTTTTTGTAAATCTCCTCAAGAGAACCCTCACCTGTCCTCAAGAGAGTATAGGCTGTTCTGCCGCCCTGCTCGCCAAAAACCTTATGGAACAGCTTGATTACCTTGTCAGTTCCCATGCCTTGGTTGGCTAACTCGAACTGACGACTGATTTCCTCTTCGTCCCCCAAAACTGAATTGGTACCAACAGTTTTACGGAGTATTTTCGCAATTTCTTGGGCCGACTTAAGTTGTCCCCTTGAATCTTTTGAGTAATCAAGAAAAATGGATCGACCTTGTTTGTCGACCCATCCGACTTCTTCCATCATTTTTGTTTGCATTTTGGTCTGAGGAACCAAACGCTCCAGAAAGTTTCTCACGAATGTGCCAGCGCTTGCCCCTTCCGGTGTTTGGGTTCGAGCCAGCGCAACTAGCACCGATGAATCAAGAACCTGCTGTTCTTTACTTCGGCTTCCCCACATTTGAGAAGCCACGCCGCCCATGTTCCCAAGACCACGGTTGATGTCCTCTGCACTAGCGCTGGATGCAGCAGCTACCTTCGTCATGATGTCAGCGGCACTTAGCATCTGCTGACCCGTGAGCTGGAATCCGGCCCGTGTTTGAACCATGGCTTCAGCTGCGACAGTCGGAAGCATCTTGTTTAGTTGTGCGAATTTCAAGGTGGCCTCCGCTGCACCGTTTATGATGTCGGTATAGGCGACGCCGCCTTTTTGAAGTTCAAGGATTGCCTCTCCTGCGCCAAGGTTAGAGAAGGTGGTTTCCAGCCCGAGACGTGTCGATATGTCCTTGATCTCTTTCATTTGCTGGTTAATCATTGATGCTTTGGATGGGTCGAGCAAGTCTTTTCCAAAGGTCTGCGTTTTAATGGCCGTCATGACCTCTTGGAGGTTTCCAGCTTGGGTGACGGCTTCCTTTGCCGCATTAGCAATAGTATTAAAAGCCAAGACTCCGCCCGCAGCAAATGCTCCACCTGTCCAGGCCATGTTTTTAAGTGCGTTCATCTTTTTCTGGACATCTTCGGTTGCATTACGCATCAATCCAAATTGCCTGATGATGTTGTTTACCCCGTTGGAGACACGATCGGTTAGGCTAATGGCTATCGCAAGATCCAGCACTGTTCCCACGAATTTTCACCTCCTCAAAGTAAAAAGCACCCAAATAGTTTTGGGTGCAGAAACATCACTGAAATGTAATTTTCTTCATAGTGGAATCTATTTCATCCCTGATTGTCGGAAGCTCATTGTCCTTCCCTTCCAGGTCATCCCACATTTCTTTAATCAGATTCACTTGGATTTTCTGATAAACGTCGTTAAGTGAAAATATATTCTGCTTGTTTCCTCCTGAAACAGCTCCGATAGGAAATTGATCGTTTAGTGATTTTCTTTGGGTTTCAATCTTCTCCCTGATTTGTTGTGCAAAATCAGACCAAGCGTTTAAGTCTGTGTTTTTCTTTTGTTTATTATATTCAGCGTAAATTTGCGAATAGGTTAATTCTGCGAAGTCATAATATGGTTTGAGTTTTTTTGTTTCCTCTGGATCTGCAGGAAGTGGTTTATCCTCTTCCACGGTTACAGAACCTGCAGGGAGTGGATCAGTCTTCTCCTCCATTGCCGATTGATCTTGTAGGGTTTCATTGCTGGGCTGGACTGTTTCGATTGCAGTCTTTGACTGCTCGGCCTGACTATCGTCCGGTGTTGCGAGATTAAAGAAGGTTAAGCAAAGAGCAAACGAAACGACGGCTATGATGAAGGATTGCTTTCTCGTAATAGGACGTTGCCCATTCTTTAGATTCTTATTTGCCCATTTGGGGTTGATGCTGCCAATTAGACAAGAGATCGTGCCAACACAAAAGATAAATGCCAAAATGCCCCAGACTAAAGACATATTTTACTACCCCCTCTTGAAAAAATATTACACCACATGAGGTGGTTCTGAGACTTTTTGTATTCGACAAAAACTGACAAGTCCTCCTCAAACCATCAGCATTGATGCTTTCAGGAAGACCCCCGATTAAATGGTAATCGGGAGATGTTTTTCGTTCCACTCGTTAACCACAATTATGGTCGCCTGTAGCACTTCGTCATCCATGTCGAGTGCTTCAGTGAAGGTTATCCCAGCCCCAGAAGCCAGTGCGAGTTCTACTCGGTTACGGAACCAGGGCTGTTCAGCAAGTTTTTTGCCGCTTCAATTTTTTCCTGATCTTCCTTGCTGATCGATTTCATCTCCAATTCATTCCACTCTTGGTATGTGAACTGGTCCATAAATTCGTACACGCCAGCAAGATTAGTCGGAGTATCCACTTTTTCCCCGTCGATTGCTTCGATACTCACTATGGTCTGGACAGCGACTGATAACGCCATGCCACCAATGTTTTGCCCACCCTCACCAGCGCAGGCGGCCAACAGGTTCCGCTCGATGAAATGATGTTGTCCTTTCTTTTGGCGTAGGGTTACTTTTTTGCCAGTCGAGAGTGTGATTTCCATGGTTCATATCCTCCTTACTGAATCGGTACGCGGCGTGTGGCGTGCCAGTTAAGTGTATTGGTGACTGGTTTGTTGTTGCCGTCGTTGCTGCGTTTGTACCCATCAAATGTGACGTTCTCGTACTTGTACTTGCGGACGGTTCCATCTGCGTATGTTTCCGTGGTGAAGATGACAAAGGTGAGGGTGCCGCCAGTTTCCTCCTGGTACTTTATCTTCGCGTCCACAATGTCGTCGTAGGCAGTATTGATTGCCTGTCCGTCGATGCTACCTTTCCATCCAGTTTGCAACACATTGCGGTATTCCGTTTCCTCGCCAATCGGATACGTCTTGTCTTCCTCTGTGATTTCTTCGACGCTCCATTTCAGAATGTCGGGGGATTTTTGCAGGGCCTTACCGTCGGCATCCGTCAGAGCGATCACGAGTTTTTTTCCCATCAAAGCGTTGCGTGCCATTAATTACCCACCTCCACGTTCGTGCCGCCCATGAAGTTCAGCAGGATCCATTCGGCAGTGTTGTAGTGTTTCACCTTGACGTCCTGGACGAATTGATCGATGCTTGCGGCTGCACTGTTGAATTTGATTGAGTAAGCCTCGATCTTGCTTGTTTCTGTTTCTGGATTAGACGGCGTCACCATCTTGTCAAAGAAGGTACGAATGCGCCGCTCCGCGTCGTCCTTCATCTTCTTGGTCATGGCCTTACCCTGCCATGGGGCGGCAACGGCAGCCAGTTGCCTTTCAATCCAACTGTTCAGACGCCGCTTGTTGACCTTACGGTTTTCGTTGTCGGAGATTACATTCCCGTCCACGTCCGTTTTGGCCAGCGTGTAGTCGTTGTCCAGACGCCATGCGAGGGAACCGTCACCGGCTGCGGATGGCTTTAGCTGGAAGGCAGCGATCTGGTGCTCATACAGCGTCGTGTAGTCGTCGAAATCCAACTCTTTGTCAGTTCCGACGATCCATCCACATTCAACAGCGAGGCCGGAGTCTTCCACGTTTCCTTTGACGTGTACGATAGCCGAGAGGCAGGCTCCAGAGATGAGTTGTCCGGTTACGGAACGGTAATAGCCGAAAGCCATTTGACCGAAATCAGAGTCGTAGGTATTCCGATAAGCAACTGCGTCTGACACGTTCTGAGCCGTGTTGGTGCCAATGTACGTGTTGCAGTTGTATTTTTCGCCAAAGGCCAAGAGAGTAGGATCTACGGTAGGACTGGAGTAGTTGATGTGAGCGACATCCGAAACGATGTTGCCAACCAACTCCAGAAGCTTTTGCCCAGTGCGTTTGCCGGTTCCAGGGTCGTAAGTGCCAATTCGGTCGTTGTCTGTGACGGCGGCACCGTTGTCACCACCGGACAGCTGTGTTTTGGTTTTGACAGCCGGGCGTGCAAGATCGAACGAATCAGCTGACGACTGCAAGTCAGTCAAAACAAAATGCTCGCTGCTGGCGTTAACCACATTCACCGCATAGCGAGAATTTGCCGGGTCCATGCTGAGGTTGTCGTATGTTTCCGTGCCAAAATCAGACGTCAGGATCAACTTGAAAGTATTTGGTGCCGTTCCGTCCGCCACTTCGACCGTAAAGATGTTAGCGTACTCGCCTGGATACTTGGCCGAAACTTTCATCGTGTCGGCCGGAGATGCCTGACGGTCCTGCAGTGTCAAACTTGCAGTCGCATAACCGGCGCCAAGCACCCGGACAAACGCGGCTTTCTTGATCTTGGCGTGGTGCAGGTGGTCCAGCAACGCGTTACCAGCGTTTGGCTTTGTAGTCGGTCCCAAAACGGTCGCAGCAATTTCAGACAGCCTTTTCGTTGGTGTTTCGCTGATCAAGACATACTGGTTCACCGGCCCCCGGTCAAATTCACCGACAAAGCCGAGAACAAAGTCGCTCGTTTTTACTTCGTCGCTTTGAGGGACGGCCTGCTCGTTGATATACAGCCCCGGCGGGTAACCAGCCAGGGAGGTTACACCTCGCAAAATGGTCATTTCCTCAACCCCCTACTTTCGGATGGAATTTAGAAAGATCAACCGCGCTGACGATGTGCTCGGTGATCAGTTTGCCTGTGCACTGGTATGTTGCATCAACCTGGTATAAGTCTGGCTCTCCGCGCGGCGGATTCGGGGGAGCAGCCAGGAATATCTGCATCGTCTCCCCCCACTTGTCTCCTGGAATCGGAATCTCGTTTTCCGACTCGATGGAGGCCATGAATGCCGTCGCAAGTTGTTGCGCTTTTCCAGGTCGATCCGCAAAAAAAGAGACTTGGATAAGGTAGTCGAACAGGGCTGACTCCGTCCCAACGGTGAAAGTTCCGTTACCGTTGTCGATCAGTCCATGTGGTTCATACTCCCTCATCAGTCCCTTGTCCACGTTGCCGCTGACGTATGAGATGTTTGCGGCCGGCAGCGTCTTCTTCTTAAACTCGATTGGATTTGGAGTGTCATCGCGAACGACAAATTCCTTTCCGTGAACAGTCCGGATGGCTGACTGGATGGCCAGGTACGTACAGACCAACGGGTCGCGAATGGTCACAACCTCCTCAGCTCCTTTTGCAACTCCTTGGCAACTGCGTCTTTGATCGCCTCTTGAGACTCATGTAAAGCCGGCCGCAGAAAGGGGCGCGGTGGGATGTTTTTCGGGGCGTACCCAAACTCATGAGCCGCAGCGTAGTCACCTGGAGATCCTTTCCCTTTTCCGTCCTTCCCTGCCGCCACGCCGACGTACATTACACCATTGCTGTTCAATTGACTGTCATCCGTTGTGATCGCTTGACGGAGCAGCCCGGTATTTACCAGAGGGGAATCATCATTTCCACCAGCTCCCCAAGAGCCATGTTTTTTGAGGTATTTCTTTCCCGCACGAGTCAAGCCTCCTTTGACACTCATGTGTTTTCGTCGGACTGTTTCTGGCCTTAACTTGGCCCATGCAGGATAGGGGCCGAAACCGCTTTGATATGTCCCAAGCTTGCTTTTTGCCTTACCTGCAACAATGGCCGCCCCTCGTTTCAGACCACGTTTGGAGGCCGCGTCTACCTGGTTGGGGATCGACCGGAGAGCGCGAAAAAGTTCGTCAAATCCTGCCATCATTGCACCGCCCTTGCCTGGCATTCTTTGATAATGAGTTGGCCGGCCAAGGTGGCCGGCGCAACCAGGACGATGTTGTACCGCTTGCCGTTGTACTCAAGAATCCGCCCCTCTTGGATTTGCCGGTGCTCGGGTTCTGTACCATCCTCAATGGAGATAAAGTCCAGGGTTTCGATTGGGTTATCACCCAAGGGTGTCCCGTTCTCCTCCAGATCATGGCCGGTTACGACGATTTTGACTGTTTCCCTGATTGGATTGTCCTGTACCTGACCGTCATCGAGGATGGAGAGCCGATCGAGATTCATCGTGTCTGGCGCTGGAGTTTCAAGAACGGCCTCGATTTCGTAACCCTTGGACCGGATATGCTTGTCAATGATCTGTTTGACCTTGCTAGCTAATTTTCGTGCATCCATCAACCCCACACTCCAATCGGTCTGGTTACGGCGTTTTGATATCTGGCCTGCCGAGA